ACAGGGCGACAAGGTTCGCATGATCCGATTCGGTCAGCAGGGTGCAGACACCAAACCTCCACGCAAGGGCGAGAGCGAAGCTGATAAGGCTAAGCGCAGATCGTTCAAGGCACGACATGCGGCAAACATAGCCAAAGGTCGTAGAGATAAAACGGCATCAGCAGCATATTGGGCTGATCGTACCAAGTGGAGTTGATATGGCCTTCTCTCAAGACTCTGATCTAGTCGCACTGGTTCCTGACATCTTGCAGTTCGGCATCACCAGTTTCTCGGCGGAACATGCCAAGGCAGAGACAGACTTGCTGCGCACTATCCGCAATGAATGGTGGTATCGAAAAGGCTTGCCGGGAGAGATGGTCACCGCTTACCTCACAGATTCACAATGGACTCGCTGCAACGCTTATCTAGTTCTCTGGAAGTTTGCTCTCCCTCAGCTAACTAACTGGGTGGAGAATGATCGCTTCCTTGGGATGATCGATTTCTATAAGCAGAGATATGAAGAGGAATTGGTCGCAGTGTTCGCTGACGGCGTGGAATATGACGATGACAATAGCGGCTCGATAGAAGATGACGAACGCAATATTGTGAGCTTTGGGCGGCTAACGCGATGACCGTGATCCTCAACCTAGAGATAACCCCCAAGGATTTGACACAGATCACTGCCAAACAAAAGCAGTCGATCCAGACAGCATTGCCTAAAGCAATCTTAAAGGTTGCAGGATTAGGCCAGCAGATCATTAAGCAGCGAACTGCGAAAGGCAGAGGGATCAACGGTACATTTCCTGCTTACTCTCCGAAGTACATTGAATTCAGAAGAGAAAAGCTACGCAAAAGCGATCCCACAAAAGTGAATCTGAACGCTAAAGGCCAGATGCTCAGGTCTATGCAAGTGAAGAGTGAAAGCAGCAGACGAGCGGTCATATTCTTTGACAACCAGCAAGCCACGAAAAAGGCAAACTTTAACCAGCGCACTCGCCCTTTTATGGGATTCAACAGCAAAGAAAAGACGAGGTTGCAGGCTAGGTTCACGACAGACATCAAAGCAGCCGTGGGTAGAGCGTGAGCGTCAGGGAGAACATCGCCAGCAATATCGTGACGCAGTTGCAGGCCATCTCATCACCTACGATCAAACTGGTGACGCGAGAGCCTTTTGACTTTGATAAACTAAGCAATGCGCAATACCCTGCGATCCTAGTCAGGACGACTAACGAAAGCAGAGAGGACGCCACGGTAGGCGGCGCGACATCGAGTCGCTTTGGCAATATAGACTACGAGCTAGTCTGTTTCGTCAAATCGACCACGATAGACACATCGAGGAATCAGATCGTTGAGGCGATTGAGGAAAAGTTAGATGTCGATAGAACCCGAGGTGGGAATGCTATCGACACACAGATAACCAGCATCGAGACTGATGATGGAAGCATTGACCCCATAGGCGGGGTCATTATAACGGTGCGAGTTGAGTATCAGTTCACTCGCGGAACAACCTAGAGGGCAAAAAGATGGCTACTACAAAAGGTTCAGGTGGAGTCGTAAAGCTAGCCGCCACTGGCGGTTCTGCGACGGCAGTAGGAGAAGTTCGGAATTTTAGCATTGAGCAGACAGCGGATACCTTAGAAACCACAGTGATGGGTGCAACAGCACGCACTTATGTCGGCTCACTCAAGAATGCAACGGTTTCGATGTCAGTCTATTGGGACGACGGAGACGCCGTGCAGCTATTAGTTGATGCAGCAGACTCTCTCGACTTTCAGATCCATCCGACAGGAACAGGATCAGGCGAGAAATTCTACAGCGGGGCAGCGGTTGTGACTGGCAACACGATCAGCGCAGCATTCGATGGTCTAGTCGAGGGCGAGTTTGCCTTCCAAGTATCAGGGGCGGTCACAGAAGGCACGAACTGATGGGGCTGGTTCGGGAGCTACGCAATCGGCGCAAGGTTGAGCCAAAGCGAATTGAGGTGGCAGAGTGGGCAGACGAAGGCGGTCAGCCTTTCGTCTTTTACTGCTACCCGATTACGGCGTATGACATGGGCCAGATGCAAAAGAAGCACCCTGGCTTTTTGAGTGACATGACGCTGCCTGCGATGGTTGATCTCATCTGCATGAAGGCTACCGACGAGTCAAATGAGCGCATCTTTGGCACGGCAGAGGATCGCCACGATCTGATGGGTGAGGAAAGCGCGATAGTCAGCGAGATCGCTGCTCAGATGTTTAGCACCATCACCAGTGTTGAGGATCAGGAAAAAAACTAACTAGCGATCAGTTTCGGTTAAATCTCATTGCCTTAGCTGATCGCTTACATATTACGATAGGTGAGGCAGAGCAGATGCCGCTCAGTGAGTTTAACGAGTGGATAGCCTACCTAAACATTTTGGGGCGCGATAATGGCTGACGCTAAAGTAGTAATCACAGCAGAGGATAGAACCAAGCGCGGCCTCGATTCGGTTAACAAAAACCTCAACCGCACCGCAAAGAATGCCCAAGTCGTCACAGGGCGATTCAAAAACTTCCGAGGCGCTTCTCAACAGCTGGGCTTTCAGATTCAAGACGTAGCGGTTCAGCTACAAAGCGGTACAGCAGCGGCTACAGTATTCGGCCAACAAGGTTCTCAAATAGCCTCTATCTTTGGGCCCGGTGGTGCAGTGATCGGCGCATTCATCGCCGTTGCAGCAGCAGTCGCTGGGCCGCTCATTTCGTCTCTCTTTAATGGCACGAATGCACTAGAGCGAATGAAGGAAGCAGCAGACGATGTACAAACATCGCTAGCCGCCATGACTGCAACAGAGCGAGCTAGGGCTATTCGTCGCAATGCAGAGTTGCAAGCTGAAGCTATAGCGGCACAAGCACAAGCACAACTCGAAGTAGACAAGGCAGAGGAGGACCTCGAAAGAAAACGACAGGGGCGCACAAGACAGCCAGTTCTAAAAGCAGCGATTGAAGCGGTCGCAGCAGCGCAAAGAGAACAAAACGCCGTTAACGAAGAAGCCAGCATAGTCCTTGAAAGAATAGCAGCAGTTAATGCCGCTTATGCTGAGTCTCAAGATACCACCGCAGAAAGAACGAGAGCAGCGACTGCGGCCTTGAGAGAGCAAGCCAAACTCCGCAAAGAGATGGAGCAGCTAGAAAAAGATGGTAGCGCCGTCTTGCTTGCTTTGAATCAATCCAACATCAACAAAAGCATAGAAGAGCGTAGAGAGAAGAAGAAAAACAAGGAAGAAACTCTCAGCAACTTGGATGAGCAACTCACTGCCTCATCAAGAATGAGCAAAGAGATGTTCGCCGTAAACAAAGCCTTTCGCATAGCTCAGGCCACTATGCAGACCTACGATGCTGCGACGAAGGCTCTAGCGGCATTCCCTCCACCGTTTGGACAGTTAGCAGCGATAGCGACAGTCGGGTTCGGTTTGGCGCAAGTCGCTCAAATCAAGTCCGCTAGTTTTGAGGGCGGCGGTTTCACTGGCATGGGCGCAAGATCGGGGGGCATAGATGGGCGCGGTGGTTTCCTTGCTACACTTCACCCGAATGAATCAGTTATAGATCATACAAAAGGTCAGGGTGCTGGCATCACAGTTATCAACAACGTCGATGCTCGCGGCTCTGGCGCTGACGTAGACCAGAAGATTAAAACTGCTATGGCTCAGACCAGCCAGCAGACTATAATGACGATCCAAGATCTGTTGCGCAGGAGGCGGTTCGCGTGACCACATTTGCATTCCCCAGCATCACGCCCACGACGAACACGTTTGAGCTTGTTGCTAACACCCGCACGTTTCAGTCACCACTGACTAACGCGATACAAACGACATCGCGCAAGGGTTCTTTGTGGCGAGCTAGCTTGCAGTTCAACAATCTATCAGGGGCTGACCGGAAGGTTCTGCAAGCGTTCGTGGTGAAGTTAAACGGACAGCAGCATCGCTTCACGCTACAGGATCACTCTCACACCTTGAGAGGAGCGGGTGGCGGCACGTTGAGAATCAACGGTGGTACTCAATCGGGTACCAGTTTGGTCTGTGATGGTGCTACTGCGAGCGTGAATAATTACCTAAGAGCCGGTGACTACATATCGTTTAACAACGAACTTCACATGGTGGTAGCTGATAGTAACTCTGACGGTTCTGGCAATGTTACCTTGTCAATTGCACCTCCAATACGCAAAACGCCAGCAGACGACACGATTGTGGACTACACGGCCCCTGTGACTGGTGTATTCATGCTCGCTGGCCCTGCATCTTGGGACACGCAGGCAGACATAACGTCCAGCTTCAACATTGAAGCTGTCGAGGACGTTCTAGCATGAGTCGTGGTTTTCCCTCTAATGTCCTGACTGCTCTGGCATCTCAACACGTTGCACTGGTCACGTTTGCTGAGTTGCAGTTTCCTTCTGGCACGGTTTACCTGCACAACTCCATCGGCACCTATACATGGGGTGGGCAGGACTGGCTAGGTGTCGGTGACTTGGGCGAAATTAGCCAGATCGAAGAGGGCGCAGATGTTAGCCCGTACAAGATTACCCTCTCGCTCTCTGGGTTAGATGCGACCATCTCCGGCGCTGCTTTGACCGAGGACTATTACATGCACCCCGTTAAGGTGTATCTGGGAGTCCTTGATTCGGATGACGCACTTCTCGCTGACCCTACGATTGTCTGGGAAGGCGCGATGGATCAGATGGATGTGTCCATCGGCGCTTCTGGCGGTGATGTGATCTCACTCACGGCAGAATCAGAGCTAGCACGTTTCGATAGAGCCTCAAATCTAAAGTACACCGATGCGCAACTACAAAACGATTTCTCTGGCGATCTAGCCTTTGAGTTCATGGCTGATATTGAGGGTGCGAAAATACGCTGGGGCGATCCAAACTCCGACGCGATTGCTGGTGGTGGGTCATATGCGAACCCAATGGACAATCTCAGGATTGACCCCGGTAGCATGTACAGGTGAGAGTTCACGCTGCGCTCAACAAGTGGCAACGTCGTCAGTTTAAGTATGGCGATGCTGACTGCTGTCAGTTTATCGCCTTCGTCGTGAAAGAGTTAACCGGCAAGGATTACGCTGCAAACTTCCATTATGAGTCAGAGGCGCAAGCGGAAGTCTTAGTCGGTAGAGAGGGCGAGTTGGTTGACTTCATCGGTAGCATTCTAGGGCAGCCGATTGATAAACCCAAAGACGGCGACCCCTGCATTGTAGATATACCGATAGTCGGTCAAGTTTGCGGCGTCAAGCTATCCGACAAGGTTGTGTGCTTGACCGCCAAGGGCATGATGCGAATACCAGACCGTTATCTAATCGCTGGTTGGAGCGTGTAAATGCCACAGGCTATTCCGTTTTTAGTCAAAGTCGGCACGGCTGTAGCTGGTGCAGCAGCGTCTGTGGGTGCGACAACGGTAGCCGCTGCGGCGTTCGGATCAACGGCAATCGCAGCAGCAATCGGTGCGACAACTATCATTGCTGCCGCCGCTCTCGCTAACGCTGCTATTAAAGGCTTAATGCCTGACATCTCTCTGCCCCAGTCAGATACTGACAGGACTCGACAGCAGACAGTCAGGGGCACGATTGAAGTCCAAAAGGTCGTGTACGGAGAGGCGCTGGTGTCTGGGCCGGTATTCTTTGTCGGCGTAGCAGGTACAGATAACAATACGCTCTACCACGCCGTCGCTTTGACAGGACATGAGAGTCAAGCAATAAGTGACATTCACTTCGACAATGAGGTGATAACTGATGCACAGATCAATCAATCGGCACAGGTAACAGCGGGAGAGTTCGGGCCGACATCCGAGGCGCCCTCAGAATATATCTGCTTGATTGAGCGCAAGACCGGCTCCAACACTCAAGTGTCTAGCTCGCTACTCACTCCCACGTTTAACGACTGGACGTCATCTCATAGGGCGAGGGGTATTTCGTATGTGGTCACGCAATGGAAGCTGACCGACTCATCTCAAGAAGTGTGGGACAGGCTGAAGCCTACCAACATTAAGGCTTTGGTTAAGGGCAAAAAAGACATATATGATCCGCGACTAGATGTCGCTGCGGGCAATTCGGCAGGAGCAAACCCAAGCAATGCTACTTACCAAGCGTGGAGTGAAAACCCTGCTCTTTGTGTTGCTAACTATCTCACCGATACGAAGTTCGGCCTTAGCGTCCCGACTAACAAGATCGACTGGGCGGCAGTAGTGACTGCGGCTGATGCTTGTGACGTGACAGTAGCCGTTCCTTCCTCTGGCACAGAAAAGCGATTTACCGCTAACGGTGTTCTATTCGCGGGAGACAGCCACAGAGCGAACATCAACAAGCTGATGTCCAGCATGAACGGCACCTTGGTCTACTCGAATGGTATCTACACGATCAGGGCAGGAATCTATGAGGCTCCCACTGAGAGCCTTGATGAAGATGACTTGGCGGGTGCGATTGGTGTGAAAACCTCCGTCGAGCGAGGTGACCGTTTCAACACCATCAGACCTATTTTCATCGACCCTTCGCAGAATCACAAAAGCGTGGAAGCGCCAGAAGTACAGCTAACTAGCGCACTGAGCAGAGATAACAACGAGGTTCTCATTCGTGACGTGCAGTTGCCGTTTACTAATACCAGCTTCATGGCTCAGAGGATTGCGAATAAGCAAATACAGCTATCAGATCAGCAGAAGGTAATCACGTTCCCGGCGAACCTGACAGGTCTCCGTGTGGACGTAGGCGACAGGGTGCAGGTCACAGTCTCGGAGCTTAATTACTCCAACAAGGTATTCCGTTGTGCTGCTTGGTCGTTCTCCGATACTCAAGACGGGGTGGTGAACCTCACGCTCTTAGAGGACGACTCAGGATCATACGCAGACCCAGCGGCGAGCGAGTACAGCACCATCTCGGCATCGGGTGTCATCACTCAGGGATTCCGTGGCGTACCTGACCCACAGAACCTGACGGCCAATGGCGGACTGAAGCATATTGAGTTGAACTGGACCAACCCAGTCAACCCCAAGCTCTTTGAGACTATTGCGGTCTATGCGTCTGCGGACTCGTCATGGGCTAACGCAAAATTGATTGGCGAGACTAGAGGGACGCAATTCTTTCACGATGCGTTCAATCATATCGATCCAGTGGTTGTAGGGAATCAGAGATACTATTGGGTGAGGGCGTTCGCATATGCTGGTGATAAGAACAGCAGCCAGCCGTTCGTAAAGTCAGACCGAAACCCCGACTCAGATACTTCAAACGTGATCGCTACCGTCGGGCCGAATAACCCTGACTACTCCGACATCGTTGACGACACCCCAGCGCAAGAAGCACCTAGCAGCCTAACGCTCACAGAGACAACGGTTCTAGGTAACGATGGTGCGGTTCTACCTGCTGTCCGTGTCTCTTGGACAGCGCCGACTGCAAACACATACGTCAACGCCTACGAAGTAGAGTTTAAGCGAACATCTGCCAGCCAGATTGATTATGGGCAGGTCACAGACTCTCACACTGCGACGATTAACTATGGCTCCGTCGCAGACGCTACTACTCTCGAACTGAACTATGGTGGTGTGAATGAGGCGGTCACTGATCCCGGCGCTGAGTTCTCATCTGTTCTTGTGTACGGAACCAGCACGACAATCGCAGGGCAGAAAGAGCTAGAAGAACACACCTTTAGGGTGAGGGCGGTCACGGTAACCGGCAAAACGTCTGGCTTTATCACTGGTTCAATCATCTTGCAGGGCGACCAGACTGCGCCAGCTATCCCCGGCAGCATTGTGGCGACTGGTGGCATCCAACAGATAAAGCTCGATTTTGAATTGCCTTCGGATTCGGACTTAGCCTACGTCGAAATTTTCGAGAATACGGTTAACAACCTTGCCACCTCAAGCCTGATTGTTCGTACCAAGTCGGATCAGCACACAGTTACAGGGCTGGGCAATAACGTCACTCGCTACTACTTTCTGAGAAGTGCTGACCGCTCTGGCAACCTCTCTGGGTTCAGTGCGTCTTTCAGTGCTACAACTCAAAAGGTTGTATTAGATGACCTAGCGCAAGCAGTGCTAGACCAGTTCTCCGCAGGTGATGCGTTTGGTATTGAGCCGGTATCCACCCTGACAGGCGTTACTGGCGACCATGTGGGACAAGTCAAGCTACTTACTACCACGAACACTCTCTTCGTCTGGACGGGTTCGGCGTGGTCTCAGGACATCTTCACAGCGTCAACAGTAGACCCCGGCTCTATCACTGCGGCTTCGTTTGCTAGCGGTGTTGAGCCAATCTCAGCAGTTACGAGTCTGCCATCGCCCACTGGGTATACTGGGCCGTCAATCCTTTTCAACGTCACTGATAAGAAGCTCTACCGCTACAACTCGTCGGTTCCTGAATTCACGACCTTAGTAAGCACTGCGGACTTGTCAGGTACTTTAGGCGAGAATCTCTTTAGCGATACGGTGAGACCCGTCGAGAGAGTCAGCGTACTGCCGACCACAAATCTGACGACTGGTCGAGTGGTGATGCTGACCACTGACAACAAGCTCTATCGGTACAGTGGGACTTCGTGGACTACTGCCATATCAGCAGCAGACCTTGATGACCAAGTAAACCTCGCCACGCAGGTCTTTGGTCAGGTGCAAGCTACGAACATCAATGCGGGCCAGATTTCAACGGCATCCATACAAGCAGGGGCCGTTGTCGCGGATAAGATTGCCAGCGGCTCTATCAGTGCAGTCAAACTAGCAGCGGACTCCGTGACTGCAAACGCCATCGCGGCTAACGCGGTGACGGCATCAGAGATAGCGGCGAACACGATTACCACAACCCAACTCGACACGTCTCAGATATTTGCCGACTCTGCTGTCATTGGTGCGATTCAAAGCTCATCCATAACAACGTCGGCAGTTGTTTCTGCAATCGGCTCATTTGAGTTCATCCAAAGTTCTAACATCGTTGCCGGAGCTATCACCGGCAGCAAGATTTCAGCAGACACGATTGAAGCCAACAAGCTAAAGATTGATGGGGTCACGCTCGATACGGATGGCGACAATCTCGTCATCAAGACGGGAGGGGTCAATACGGCCCAGATCACTAATAATGCGGTCACTGAGAGTTCGGTAGCAACCGCTACAAACATCACTATCACCTCAACCTCATTCGCCAACACTGGATTGAGTAAAAGCGTCACAGTACCCGCCAACGGTTCAGTTATAATAATGGTGTCGTATGAGTTTGATTTGTTGAGGGCTAGCTCTAACACGCTAAGAGGCCGGACACTGTTGAAGGATGGAGCCTCCACACTCCGTCAGGTCAAACATGCTGTAGTGGGAACAAGGCTGGAGGGGGTTGGCACGTTCATAGAGCGGATTGAAAACACAACGTCTAGCCCAGTTACTAAAACGATTACTCTGCAGGCAAGAGTAGATTCAACAGCTAACAGTATGTCCCTTACAGAGCAGCACATGGTCGTAACGGAATTGAAGAGGTAAAAAATGGCTACACAACTACAGATCAGGCGTGGCACCAGTTCACAGGTAGCCGCATTCACAGGTGCAGAGGGCGAGATAGTCGTCAACACCACCAACGACTCAGTGCATGTTAACGACGGCTCCACAGCGGGTGGGTTCGAGCTTGCGAGAGCGGATCTCAACAACGTCTCAGACACAAGCCTGAACGCTGCGCTCACAGGCAATACAGTAAGCGCCTTGACGATCACAACGCTAACGCTTGGCAGTACAGCAATCACTGCGACGGGCGCTGAGATCAACATTTTGGACGGCGTAACGGCGACGGCAGCAGAGCTAAACATTCTGGACGGTGTAACCAGCACCGCTGCGGAGTTGAATATACTTGACGGCGTTACAGCGACCACCGCAGAGCTTAACTACGTCGATGGCGTTACGTCAGCTATTCAGGCGCAAATAGACGCCAAAGCGCCTTTGGCGCAGCCTCAGTTCACCGATAGGGTAGGAATTGGTGTCGCCGCTCACTCATCAGACGCGCTCAACATCACTAGCACAAACCAACACATAAGGCTCAACAACGGCAGCGAGCTAGGAATTCTTGCTCTCACATCTGACGGTGATCTCGACTTCTGGGCGCATGGTGCAGACGAAAAGATAAACTTCAGAACCGGCACTGGCTCTGGGACTGTTGCGATGAACGTCGTTGGCACTAAAGTTGGCATCGGCGGTACGCCTGCAACAGCGCGTCTTGAGGTCACTGGCGCGTTTGGATATGCGTCTGGTGCCAACAGTTTAGCGACTTCTGTCAGCAAAGCGGCGGCAAGAATTAACGGATCAAGTGACGCCTCAACGTCCTTGTTTTTTGGTTCCCTTACAAACGACGCAGAGCAGTACATCCAATCGTCAAACGGTGCTGGCAGCGCGGCTGATGACCTAGTTCTGAATCCTTATGGCGGCAGCGTCGGCATCGGTACTAGCAGCCCAAGCAAACAGCTCCATCAAATTAGAACTGGTTCAGCATCTGATTTACCAACATTAGCTACAGAAACTGGCTTTATAACGCAATCAACAAACGTAGCGGCATCAAGTCAAAATATATCTATTATTGCTGGCGCTAGTGGTGAAAGCCGATTGTTCTTTGGTGATACAGCCGACGAAGATGTTGGTCATATTATCTATAACCATGCAAGCAACTATATGTTGTTCAGCACTGCCGCAACCGAAGCCATGCGCATCTCAGCAGGCAAGGTCGCCATGGGGACAAGTAGTGCTGATGCTGAAGCCTCAGTTCTTTCTATTAAAGGCACTGACCCTGCTCAAATTTATGATGGTCAAATAATTATTCACGGAAGCGCAACTTCTGGTGCGGCTAACACTGGTGCTGGCATTGGTTTCAAAGGTCATCACGGAACGGGTAATAGAAATCTTGGGGCAATTCAGTGTCTAAAAGAAAACGGCACATCTGGTAATGCAGACGCATATATGCGGTTTGTTACTCGTAATAACTCAGGTGGCTTGGCGGAAGCAATGCGAATCGACGCATCGCAAAATTTAATTGTGGGTGGTACGTCATCAGGCGCTGCTAGTGCCGTAACACTAAGAGCAGACGGAGTAATTATTGCTCCTCAAGTTTACAGCACGGCTGTCAGTGCAAGCCTTAGAGATTTGCAAATTGATAGCAGTGGGTTCTTAGGCTATTCAACCTCTACGAGAGATACCAAAGAAAACATTGAGTCTTTGACAGACGTTTCTTGGCTTTTGGATCTTGCCCCTGTTTCTTTTAATAGAAAAATTACAGAAACAGAGGTTTCTAGTGAAATAGAATATGGATTAGTTGCTGAAGATGTTGAGTCAGTTAATCCTGATATCTGTTTTTATGATGAAACTGAAGACGGACAAGAGTTAGCAGGCATCACTTATTCTAAACTGATTACGCCTATTTTGAAGTTGATACAAGAACAACAAGCCACCATTGAATCGCAGGCAACTGCAATAACAGACCTGACTACAAGACTAACAGCACTGGAGAACAACTAATGTCAGCAACAATCACTTGGACGATCTCAACCTTAGAACGCGACCTGATAGGCGACCTAGCAGGTGGGGTCATTGTGGCGCACTGGCGGGTTAACGCATCGCAAGAACAGAGCGGCGAAACATATACGGCGACCAGCTACGGCACGCAGAGCTTCACGCCTGATCCTGCCGCGTCGGATTACATTCAGTACGACCAGCTAACAGAAGCAGACGTAATTGGCTGGTGTCAAAGTGAGCTAGACCAAGACGCAATCGAAGCGGGACTGCAAGCCAACATCGACGCACAGATCACGCCAGCAACTGCCACAGGCACGCCTTGGTAATGGATGTCGGATCTGTCAATAGCACTGCCCAAGTAAGCTGGAAGCAGGTCGCAGTGCAAAAGCAAGAGAGGCTCCGCACTGGGGCTGAAGGCGAGACAGTGAGAGAGGCTGTGGAGACCATCATCCCTACTATCTACACGAAGGATGGTAACAAGATCGAGGCGCAGCCATTGGCAACGATACAGAGAGTGAATGTATCCGTATGAGTGATAAAGGTGAACAAGCACTGAACGAAATAAACGCGCACGAGCGTGAGTGTGCGCTTCGCTATGAGCGGATCGAGGAGCGCCTTGCAGAAGGTAGCGCCAAGTTCAAACACCTTGAGAATCTAATCTACGGCCTATATGCGCTTATCCTAGCAGCAGCACTCCCACAGTTCTTTATGGGGTAAGCAATGATAATTGAGTCTGTCGCAGCCGCTGGAATGCTGCTCCAGCAGATCAATTCGGTCATTCAAAACGTCAACGAAGGCAAAGCCAACGTGCAGCAGGCAATGTCCCTAGTCTCCGACTTTGGCGAAGCCCTTAATACATTTGAATCAACCCGTAAGTCTTCGACGTTCAGTCCACTCAGCAAGAACGATATCTTGAAGCTACAGATGCTGCGCAGGTCACAGGACCGATACCAAAAAGATCTCCGGAATTTGCTTTTAGCGGCGGACCCACAATTGCTAGAGGACTATGATTCAGCGATTCGGCAACAAGAACATGACCGAAAAGAACATGCACGAATGCTCGCTCGCAAAGCGAAAGCGCGACAGCATCTGATAAATCAAATCCTAGTGGGAGGCACCACACTTGTTGTCGGGGGAACACTAATTGCCGGAGCTTTTGCAATCATCCTGAGGCTTTACGGATGATAATGGCGTTCTTGCTCGTTATGATCGTTGATGGAGTGCAAGTGCCGGGAGACTATCACTTCCGCTCCGTATTTCGCTGCAACCAGTTTGCGGTATGGCTCGAGAATGGATCAATAAAGCCTGTAGATAAGCGACGAATCAGCACCCAGAAAAACATCAGCGCCTACTGCATCCCGGTCAAGGTCAGACCAAACATCACTTTCTATGATTAACCAAAAGGGTTAGCATATCCGAAACGGATAAGGCTTTAACATGATTGAGATTGATGGCGTCAAGTATGAAGAGGAAGATCTAACCCAAGAGGGTGTGATTCGGGCCAAGCGTATCGCGTTCCTCAAAGAGCGAAATGTTAACCTTGTCATCGAGCAGCAGGAGACAGACAACAACATCGCCTTTCACGCTAAGATCATCAAAGAGCAGCATGAAGGGATCAACCACAACCAGCCACCCTCAGAATCCGAAGCCGACGGGTAGTCCTGCCTCCTTACGAATGACCATCAGACCCAGCGTCCCTTGCTGGGCGTGATCGTCAATGTTCTCGATCACGAAGTTCACTAGGTCTTCGAGCCAAGGCTGAACCATTGGCGGTCTGGGACTGTCCTTCGCCTCGCCTGTCTCATCGTAGAGCTTCTTGCCTAGCTTATGATCTAGCAAGCGTGAGGCGACCATCTCGCTGTCGGTTGATTGCCTGCTGGATGGCTGCTCAGTGTTCCTTGAAGCGTTGGCGTAAAGCTGAGTCTTGATCTCTGCCGGTGAGGGAAAGAAGTTCTGAGATGGCTTCTCCATCAAATCAGCTAGAGCGTTGATGAGCGCAGCTTCGGACTCTTTGCCGAAAATCTTAAAGTAGATAGGCCGCTGCTCAGCCCACTCCTTGCGCTTGTTTGGCTTAATTGTCAGCCAGTCGTGAAATGCTCTGTCAAAAGTTCGCTCGTCCATGTCCTCTCCTAAAAGGGTATGTCGTCTTCGGTATCTGTAAAGTCTGGCGGGAATGATGCCCGCACAATAGGCGCTTGCTCTGGGCCATAGTCTTTGACCCACTGCTCATTGGTCTGAGCCTGAGGGTTTTGATTACGTCCTTGCTGTTGCTGTCGAGCAGTATTATACCCTTCTTTCATCGCTCGATAATCGTCTGCGCTGCCTTGACGCTGAGGCTTTTGCTTGACAGTAGCGTAAAGCGACCCGTCACTCTTCTTGGTCTTTAGCTCTAGCCTAACTATGCCGTCCTGCTTCTTGAGCCATGCAATCGCTTGCTCTGGGTTGATTACGATGTCGCCCTTCACGAAATCGGGAGCTTTGTCGTTCGGCGGGAATATCCGCAAGCCGTCCATCCATTCAATATCTGCCATTATCTGATCCTCAGTAGGTTTAGGTGCTGTTGTGTTTCGTCCGTCATCTCATCAAACCAACTGCGCTTGAGCGGCGGCAGGTTCGTGGCGTCCTCATCCGCTGACTTCTGCTTGCGAGTCCTAAAGAAGCCGTCGTGCTGCGGATGTTCCATGTGGAACAATCTTGCATAGAAAGCCCGATAGTTGTTGTTGATCTTAAAGTCGTCAGGGCCGTATTCGCCAATGCTTACGCCCCACCGTATGCGCTCCACGACTGCGCTAGCTGAAAAGTTTTCACGGCCCGCGTTTATCAGTTGAAAAGTGAGCCGCTTGAAGGCTTCGTAAACCTTGGGGTTCTCTTCATGGTAGCGGTCAAATTCCGCTTGCAGTTCGTCCTGTCTGGTTTCCATTATGCCTCCGATCTGAAGTAGTCGTTCTGTCTCACATGTGTTCTCACCCTAGAGTCAAGCCTAGACCAGACGACTTGATACATGTCGTTGCTGGTTATCAGATCGCCCCATACTTCTTGGAGTCCGTGATAGTCGCCTTGAGAAAACGCTTCGTTGATCGCGCTTAGGTACTCATAGGCAAGGTCTTCGTCTACTTTGGTGCCCATTTCGTCGATGACTGTCTTTGCAACACTTGTTGGGCGCTTCCATCCATTTTTGTACTGTTCTGGTGTCATCGGAGAGCCGTCGCGGTATAGGTATCTGCCGACACCCCATTTAACCGCTGCACGTTTGAATGAGTCTGAGAAACCACCCTTCTCGCCCTCGATGGACGTATCTCCAGCGCCATCGGACTTGGCGATCCATCGACCGTCTATGTAAAGGCTGAGTGTGCAACATGTTTTACCGTCGAGGCTCTTATAGTCGTCTGACCAGTTCTCTGGCCCTAGCACCTTGTCGAGCCGGTGCATGACTTGCCGTGCATCTATGTAGCTCAACTGCTTGCCACCGGGGCCTTGCCTGCTCTTCACTTCGTTAGTGGGCCACGGCATTTTGAGGTCATAGCTGATCTGCTCAGCGGTCTTTTCTATTGGCTCAGGGTCATAGTCGGGTTCATTCGGGTCAGTCACGTCGATTTCAGGGTATGTGGTACTCATGTTCGCTCCTCAGTAATGCAGCCGATCTCTCTGCCGTTGTGCGCCACAAAATACTGCCGTGCTGGGTTCGAGTTGATGAAGTCAGCAGGCACCTCAATCTTCGCCTTGCCCTCTCGGTATTTGTACTCAAAGAAGGTAAAGCCTGATCGCTCAAGCTCTGTGGCGTATTGATCCATCTCGGTATTTACTTCTGCAATCAGCCCAGCTTCTAGGCTGCGGTATTCGCTGCAACCGTAGAGATGCAGCTTGAAATCTCTAGCGATCACTCGTACCTCACCACCATCGCAGTATCGGCAGAAATCGATGCGCTCTTCTGGGTCAAAGGTCTTGGGTTCTCCACAAGAGCATATGTCTGCGTCCGGCAGGTTCCACGGCGCTTGAGGGTTATAGTTATCTTCGTCGGCTCGGTCTAACACGTTAGTTCTCCTTTGTGTTTATACTTTTAGTTTAACCCATACAGGCTATGAACAAAAGGTTTATTCGCCAAAAAGTTTATGTTATGGTGCCCGCATGGATCAGAGCATATTCAGAAAAATCATCGACTCAAGCAGCGAGGACAATCAATCGGCGTTCGCTAGGCGTTTGGGGGTTAGCCCTCAGATGCTACAGAAGTGGCGCAACAATAGAGTTCCCGCGCATTATGTCGTGCGAATGAGTAAGTTAACCGAAGGAGAAGTTACTCCTCACCAGATAAGGCCAGATGTGTTTCTGGCTCAGTGGCGAGTTTAGACCGGGGTGCGCTTTCACCCTTCATGCACTCCCGCAAGTGTGGTCAAATGCGGGTGGGCAGGGACAACACACCCCTCCTTGCGCGTTTCCGTTCGCGTGCCCAACAACGGAATGGCAGGGGTACTCCATACCCGAAACGCACGTTCCCGTCCGTGTGCCAAAAGGCGGGTTTTTTAAGCGGGTGTGATGCCGTTGGATGACCGAAAGGTAGCCAGCGGAGACTACGAGACACAGTAGCGAGCACCGCCGACAGTTAGTCTGGCTGACTAGGCATAGGGGGCACCCAGATAGGTGGAACCCAAAACGCGAGCCAGAGGTTTTTGTGCTATTGCCCAGCGCAGGCTGGTGTGTGACCTAAGGAAAAAGTATGGAAGATCGACTAGCAAAGATTCTTAACTCTCTCTCCGAGAGAATAAATAAGTGGGAGAGCGAGAGCGAGAAGTGCATCGAGTTAGAAGCAAACTTCAAGAGTATGGAATCGGCTTCCAAGCTCGCTTATATGCAAGCGGGAGAGAGCGCAGTGAAAGCTGAGGCAATGCTTAGAGCAACATCAGACTGGCTTGAAAAGTACAAGGAGTTGCAGCAAGCAAACCTCAAGGTTGAAAGAGCCAAGCGTTCTATCAAACTCGCTGAGCTTTACTTTGATGCAGAACGAACGAACCAAGCTAATCAGCGCGGTATTGTCTAATGCCTAAAACACTGAGAGCTAAGGCGCTCGAAAAGATACAGTTGCTTGCTAGATTACAAGCGGCTGACGACAGTGGTTTCTGTCATTGTGTAACCTGTGGAAAAGTAGATCACTACAAAAGCATGGATGGTGGTCACTTCATCGCTAAGGGTTCATCAAGCCGATGGGCGCTGGAGATTGAGAACGTACATCCTCAGTGCAAAGGCTGTAACAGCTTCTCAATGAAGCATGGAACTGCGCCCCACTCATATACTCTCTGGATGGTTGATTATTATGGCAGAGACTTCGTTGACCATATGATTGCCACGAAGAAAGATGTGCATAAGCTCTATGCTGCGGACTATCGGGATATGATCGAGGACTTCAATCAGCAGATTCTAGCGCATGAGCGTCGGCTAGGACTTCGTGGATCTCTTCGTGCGATAAGTGCGGAACCGAAGAGTCCCAAACGCGCAGGCAATGGTGGCTAGTCGTTTCAGGTATCCGTAGCCAGACACCTCGATCCTCACAGGCAAGCATCTCAGCCTGCTCTTTGCTATCAGCCGTCACAGATATGTATTTAGTCACTAGCTCATGGTAGAGGACGTGATACTTGGGCACAGGTAACTCCTAGTGATAAATAATCAGAGTGAGCGCCATCACAGACGCGCTCTATGTATCGTTGCTCCTCAGCGATAGCGTCATCGAAGTCGGCATTTCCGGCATAACCGAAAGCAAAGATCACAAGCAGTAGAAGAGGGTATCTCAGTCTAATTCGCATGGTAGGTCTCCATATTTTTCTGATTGTTCGTTGGCGTATTGCTCAGCCTCCTCGTCAGTCATGCCTTTGTCGATAGCTTCTAAGTAGAGGTTTTCGAGCAACGCGTCTCTGTATTCGTTAGACATCCTCGCGCCCCTCAATTTTCTTAAAATGCTGGCCCATCAAGAAGTCAAGGTCTACCACCAAATCCTCAACTACGCGCAATTGCTCAACAATAAAAACAGGCGCTTCGACGTAGTTTATAAGGCCGCAATGCGGGCAAGTAGCGTTACCGCTTACCATTCCGCCCATTTGCGACCAAACCTCGCCATCTTTGGCGCAGTCGTCTATGTCCTCAAGGCATTCAGAGCAATACTTGCCGATTAACCGTTTGTAATCAGATTCCATGATCCCCACCCTAGCCGCTTACGCGGCCTCTGACTTGTTGTTGATGTATGGGTTGACCAACGTGCGCCGTAGCTCACGGTAGATCGTCTTGAACGCATCGCCGTGAGGCTTGCGATAGGTCTTTCTGAGATAACGGGTAAAAGGGCCGTACAGCATCTGAATGTGATGGGCCACCTCATGCGTGACCAAGCACTTCAGCAGCAGCTCAGAGTCCGCGCAGTTGATGATGCTGCCAATCACGGGATCGTTGGCAAACGACTTGTATTCGTTAAAAGAAGCAAGGCTTTCTCGAAAGTGCCGAACATCAATAGAAATGTGTCGGGCACTACCGTAGCTGTGTTGATTGCGATACTTGGTTTCGACTCGTAATCGCTTGAGAGCATCTGCGTAGGTCAAAGGTCTAACCCTCGGGTATTTGACCCCCATTTGAACCTCGTACTGCTTCTTACAGATTTCTTTCAGGCACTGCTTTGCAAACTTCACAACGAGCTTGTGTTCGTCGGGTGTCACGTTGGGGCCGCGTTTTGATTTGATAGTCATTACAGCTCCCTAACGAAACGCATATCAGCTTGGCTGATACGCACGTTGCCGAGGCTAGGGAACCTAGCGTGAGTCCACTTAGTGCCGACTTTATAGATCCAGCCATTATGGACACCAGTGTCGTGGTGGTAGCTAACGGGCTTGAAGCCTCGGTTGCGTACCTTGCGAACTGTCGCGTTTTTGATTTCAGATTTCATCACGTTCTCCCCCTTGGGCCGCTTACGCGGCCTCCGTCAGTTGCTTGAGAGTTTCTTGCCCAACCTTATGTCGAGCCTGCGCTGATTCAGGTAAGCGGGGATCGGGCTGCTCCTCAATCAGGCACTTCTCGAAGCCATAGAGGTCATCCTCTTCCGTTAGCCAAGCGCCGTTTACACCAGTAAAGCCAACCTTGTATCCAGACGCCTGCTTTTGGATTTTCTTGATCTTAGAGATTGCCTCTCTGCGAGATGCCGCCTCTACAACTCCGAGGAAGCACAGAATGTTTGCGGGGTGGTCGCCAAAGCCATACTCTGCTGTATTCTCAGAATATAAAAAATGGTCGATTGCGTAGTATCTGCTCATGTCTTTTCTCCTTAATGACAAGCAAAGTATAAACTAAAAGTGTAAACAATAACATCAGCAAATAAACTTTTTATATAAGATTCTGCTAGAATAAAGGATCACAAATCGGTAAAAATGCAGCTTTTGCGATCCTTGAAAGTGAGGACAGATGAAGGTATTGATCGAAAGATTCGCGTATGCACCAGAGGGAACGGCAGGAAGGCTGACCGTTGATGGTGCCGATATAGACTTCTCATGCTTCACGGTAGAGAGAGCATGGCGCAACAATGAGCCTTGGGTGTCGTGCATTCCAGAGGGCGAGTATGAGTGCGAGGATTACAGCAGCGACAAGTACCCAGATGCGGTACAGGTCAAAGATGTGAAAGGCAGAACGCACATACTATTCCACTCAGCCAACAAGCCGACACAGTTAGCGGGATGCATAGCGCCGGGGCTAGGGTGGGGATTCAACGGACAAGCGCCATTCGTCAACAACAGTAAGGCCGCAATAGAGCGTTTGTTTGAGGCAGCAGGTAAAGACTTCACGTTAAATATCACCAGTGTGTCAGGTGTCATGCCAAAGGCTACAAGGGCAAAGAAAACTGATGGCGGCTAAGCGGCTTGAAGAGGGGTCAATCTATGCCGACAAGGACTTAGACGGCGACGGTATCGTTAGCGATGAAGAACTGGAAACCTCAGAGAAGTTGCAAGAGATGCAGTTGGCGCATGAGAGAGCAGACGCACAGAGAGCTATGAGTTGGTTCGCCCTGTGGGGGATGCTTTTATATCCATCGTTAGTGGTGGTGAGCGAGTTCTTTGGCATGAATCAAGCGGCCTCAATTCTTGGTGACATGGCTGCGGTCTACTTCGTCAGCGTGGCTGGCATCTTGGCTGCATTCTTTGGCGCTCAAGCATGGTCGAACAGGAGTAACGGACGATGAGTATAGTCGGGCAGTTGATCGGGCCAGTGACAGGGTTGCTTGATAAATTCATCGAGGACAAAGACCAGAAGAATGCCTTGGCTCACGAAATCGCAACGATGAGCGAGCGCCATTCACAGGAAGCACTGCGAGGCCAATTAGAAATCAATAAGATGGAAGCAGCGCACAAGTCGCTGTTCGTCGCAGGCTGGAGACCAGCTATCGGGTGGATATGC